CCCGCGAGCGCATTCGCCAGATCGAAGCCAAGGCGCTGCGCAAGCTGCGCCACCCGACGAGAAGCGAGCACCTGCGCTCCTTCCTCGACGAGTAAGACCCAGAACCCCCGGCATGCCGGGGGGTTCTTTTTTCACCAATGCCTATCAAACAGGGCGCTTCGATTGGCGCCACTGTCATCCGCCGTTATAATCCGCCGGCCTTCTGGGGGCCTATAGCTCAGTTGGTTAGAGCAGAGGACTCATAATCCTTTGGTCCACGGTTCGAGTCCGTGTGGGCCCACCACCTTCAAAGCCGCGCACTGCGCGGCTTTTGCTTATCTGGATGCCTGCCCGCTTTCATTTCGCAACAGCATAACGTCCACAAAACGTCCACTTTCGTACATTCAGCGGAGAAGCTGGCGGGTGTATCTGCGCGATACCCACCCCTCCAGATCAGGTTCTGTCACCACAGAAACGTAAAGCCAGCCACGATCACTATTGTCCAAGATCTTCAGCACAGCCCGATCCGGTAGAGCGTCCCGCAGGATTTCGTGTTTCATCCCCGGCCCCGATCTCAAGCGAACGTCGGTGCCATCAACGACCCTAAACCCGCGGAGATATTCAACCGGCGCGTCGACTTCGCACATGAACGCTCGAACAGCTTTCCCTGCCTGGTTCGCAGTAGCAAAAGGCGCCAGTTTCGCCTGATAAAAACAAAGCTCTTGCCTGACTGCACTTTCAGTAGCGATGAACACCATTAGGATCCAGAGGAGATGCAGGATTAGGACGAAGCGGGCTTTGGCTACATCAGACCAGGTCGACACATCCCGGCCAGCCCGAAGCGATTGCACCATCTCCCGCTCAAGCTCAACCGCCTCGCCGTCTATCACTTCGGCAATGCTCGATCTCATCGACACGGCGGTCGGACCGTCATACCTCACATACTGCGAGTGCGTTCGCGTAGTGAAACCGGAGTCGTCAGAAGCCAGATAGTCCGCAAGCGGAGACCGTTCACGTAGAGCCTCGACGGTAGCGAGCAGCGCCGACGATCCGGCATTGGCAAATGCGGCGCTGTCGAAAATCCCCCACTGCTTAACCGCAGCTGAGGCGAGCAAGGCTGATGAGCCGACGGTAGAAAACGCCTCCCTGTCGAAGTTTTTCCATCTATCACTGGCTTCAACTAGGTTCCGAAACTGATCTGTCAGGCTAAGCAGGCCGGCCGCGGATCCTGCCTGCGCCAGGGCCGTATCCATGGTTCGGTTGTGCTCCGCCAAGAAGCTCTGAACCATGCGATCGCTCGCCCGCAACTGCTCTTGGATAGCAGGCGAAATCGACGCGGTCACCCGCTCGAAAAGCGACTTCATCTGCATGTCGCTTTCCCTCAGTAGCCTTTCAGCCTGTTGCACAGCGGAGTTACCCGCCAGCAAGGCCTGCATTTCGTCGTACGGACTTTTCATTGCCCCTCCGCAGAGAGCGGGCAAAGCGTCGCCGTTCTCTTAGCCAATGGATTCAGTCTCACCACATCAGCCAGATGCCCTGGGCTGAAGTGGGCGTATTTCTGTGTCATGGCCAGGGTGGCGTGGCCCAGGACGCGCTGTAGGGTCAGGATGTCGCCGCCGTTCATCATGTAGTGGCTGGCGAAGGTGTGGCGTAGCACGTGGGTCAGCTGGCCGTCTGGCAGCTCCAGGCCGATCTCTTCCACCACATCGCGGAATTTCGAATAGCTGGGCTTGAACGGCAGGGCTTTGGTCAGCCGCTTCTGCAGCTGGTCGTCGATCGGTACCGAGCGGTTCTTGCTGGACTTCGTCTTGCTGTAGTGGATCAGCCCGTGGCGCACCTGGCGGGGAAGCAGGCTTTCGGCTTCACCCCAGCGGGCACCCGTGGCCAGGCAAACCTCGGCGATCAGCCGCACGTGCGAGCTCTCATCGCCCAGACCGGCCAGCAGTTCGGGGATCTGCTCAGCGCTCAGATAGGCCATCTCCGCTTCGTCGAACTTCAATGGCCGCACCTTGGCCAAGGGGTTGTCCCCTTTCCACTCGCCCAGGCGCTCCAGCTCGTTGAACACAGCGCGCAGGTAGGCCAGCTCGTGGTTCAGCATGTTGGCGCTGATCGGCTTCGGCTTCTCGTCGGCCTTGCTCAACCCACGCCCAGGCTTCGCCCTGGTGTGCTTGCCCTCGGCACGCTCGGCGCGGTAGGTAGCAAAGTGGTTGGCGGTGAACTTGTGCGCCTTCGGGTCGCCCATGCGCTCGGCCATCGCCAAAAGCAGAGCCAGGCGCTGCTCACCGGTTTTCAGGTTCTGGCCGTGCAGCGTGTACCAGAGGTCGATCAGCTTGCTCAGCCGCCGCTCATCAAGCTTGGGGGCCTTCTCGAATTCGCCCTTGGAGCCGTCGCCCATGATGCGGCGCTCCAGGTGCATGGCCTCGTTTTTCGACTTGACCCGTCTGCGGATCCGCGGGCCGGCGCGCCCCTCCGGCCGGCAGTCGACGAGCCATTCCCCCGTGTCGAGCTTCTTGATCGACATCGTTTATTTGCGGAGGCCGAACAGCTTCAGGAATGTTGAGATCTCACCGGTTTCGGCATCGATCACCTTGCGCCCCTTGATCCGATCCACCCGGAACGTTCGAGGCTCATCCCGAAGGTGGCAGTGACCACGGAAGTAGGTCTGGCCTACCGTTGGACCCATAGCGACGACCTGGTGAACAGTAACCTCTCGATCGGACCGATCGCCTTGGAAGTCCCCATAGGCGAAACGGATCGTCTTGCTGCCCCTCCACACCACCTTCCCGTCTGCCAGCACATCATCGTTGTCAACAAAGTCCGACGACGCAGCGGGCTCACCTGCCTTTTCTGCTCGATAGACTTTCAGCGCTTCAGATAGCCAAACGGCAGCTCCGAAAAGGTAAAAGCACAGCGCCGCGACCCAGGCGCCCCATTGCCAATCGAAGAACCACAGAGTCGGGACAGCCAGGACAGTTGCTGTGATCAGCTGCGTCCTGAGCGAAGGATATTCAGCACTCATCGAAACGTCCTTTTCCGATCAGAAGGGGCTCAGCTGTCCGCACTCTGGCGCGGTATCACCGGTGGCCAGCCACAGCGTGTACTTCTTGAACCGTGAGTGATTCACGATCTTGAGGAACGGCAGCAGCCCCATCTCCGTGATCGAGGCCTCGTACTTCTTCCAGCTGCTGAGGCTGATATCGACAAGCTGGCAGAACTCCCCCTGCGTCAAACCTTCCTTGGCACGTATCGCTTTCAACTTCTCTGGCAAATCCATTCTGCACCCCTCTTGACAGGTTCCATCCTTGGAACCACTATTGGTTCCAAGCTTGGAACTTTGCTTGGCAATATCACTAGAGAGGTTACCAGAATGCAGATCACCATCGACACGCCTTACCTAACAGTTCAAGAGTTTGCCCGCCGCTCTGGCCTGTCTGATCGGTCCATTCGCCGGGAGATCGAGCAGGGGCACTACATCATCCGCCCGAAGGTGGAAGGCTCGAAGTCAGCGGTACTGATCAACATGGTTCACATGGCCATGGAAGCCGCCGACCAGGCCGAGCGCATGCGCCAGGCAGGCGGCAATCGGTCAGCCCAGCGCTAACGGGAGATGGCCATGCAATTCGAGGACATCTACCGACTGGACGTCGTAAAGGCCCTGGAGCAAGACCGGGAACTGGACTTCGCCAGCATCAACGACAAGTACCTGCAGAAGGGCGTCTGCCCGAGCTGCGGCGAGCGGAAGCTGTTCATCAGCAGCGCCAAGCCGTACCAGCTCAAGTGCAACCGCGAGAACGAATGCCGCTATGAGGAAAAGACCCGGGAGCGCTACAGCTACCTGTTCGAAAACCTGAGCGAGCGCTTCCCCAAGACAGAGGCCAACCCCAACGCCACCGCCGACGCCTACCTGCAGCGCAACCGCGGCTTCGATACCGCGAAGATGAAGGGCTGGTACAGCCAGGCGCGGCGCAAGCTGAAGGACGAGAGCTGGGCGGACACGGTGCGCTTCCCGCTGTGCGACGGCTACTGGGAACGGATCATCGATGCCACCGCGGTGGCCCGTAACGACGGCGACAAAGCCGGCATCAAGTACGGCATGTCTTACAAGGGCAACGGCTGGGTGCCGCCCGGCCAGACCATCGAAAAGAGCGACCGGGTCTACATCGTCGAGGGCATCTTCCACGCCGTTGCGCTGCACCTCGCCGGCTTCAAGGCCATCGCCGCGATCAGCTGCGTGAACTTCCCCTGGGACATCGTCGAGGCCAACAAGGGCAAGTCAGTCACCTGGGTCATCGCCCTGGACGACGACCAGGCCGGCCGCAACTACATCCCCAAGTACCTCAAGCAGCTGCGCGACATGCGCGAACTGGGCTGGGTGGCGCTCGCCGGCGAGCGGGACTGGGACGACGTGTACCGCGATGGCCAGCTGGACGACGTCTTCATGGACGAGGCCTGCTACCAGGGTCGGCTGTTCAGCGCGAAAACGCCGATGAAGAAGGCGTACCTGCAATACCTGCGCAAGCCCAAGGGCTTCTTCCTGGTGGAGTTCAACAACCACCTGTACTCGGCCCGCGTGAACCTCACCGAGCTGCAAAAGGATCTGGACGGTGACGACATCGAGGGTCACAGCCCCGAGTTCGCCAAGCACACCACCCTGTCCCAGGTAGCCAACTGCATCCCGCGCTTCGAATATATCGAGAAGGACGCCGTCACCGGCGAGCAGCGCTACTTCTTCCAGTTCGACTTCCCCAACGCCCGCCAGAGCTGCAAGGAACCGCTGGCACCCAACGCCATCACCGATCCGCGTGGCTTCGCCAAGGCACTGCTCGAGCGCACGCCGGGCGGCATGTTCGAGGGCGGCGAGCGCGTACTGGCCATGCTCAAGAGCGACTGGCTGCGCGATGTCCGCACCGTCCGCACGCTGCCCTTCGTCGGCTACGACGACGTCAGCGGCGCCTACTGCTACCCCACCTTCGGCATCGCCAAGGGCAAGGAAATCGGCGTCAACAAGCACGGCTTCCTGGACGTCGGGTCCGACGGCCTCAAGACCTCCATGCGCAACTACCCGGTGGTGCGCGGCCAGGAATTCGACCCGTCCTGGTTCGCCGACTTCCGCGCGGTGTTCAACCTCAACGGCCTGGCCACCCTCGGCTGGTGGACAGGCACCCTGTTCGCCGAGCAGATCCGCGCGCGGCAATCGAGCTGGCCATTCCTGGAACTGACCGGCGTGGCCGGCTCCGGCAAAACCACCCTGCTGCGCTTCCTCTGGCGCCTGGTCGGCCGCAAGGATGAAGAAGGCATCAAGCCCAGCGGCAGCGGTGCCTCTGCGATCGGCCTGCTGCGTGCCCTGGCCGGCGTGAGCAACCTGCCCGTCGTGCTGCTCGAGTCCGACAAGGAAACCACCGACGGCATGGGCCGCACGCTGACCGTCCAGTACAACTGGGACGAGATCAAGCCGCTGTTCGACTACAAGGCCAAGCTGCGCGTGATGGGCGTGCGCAGTGCCAACAGCGACACCGAGTCGCTGATCTTCCGCGGCGCCGTGTGCATTTCGCAGAACACCAGCGTGGACGGTTCCGAAGCCATCATCACGCGGATCGTTTACCTGCACATGACTCTGGACCACCACAGCGACGCGCTGAAGCCCCTGGCCGAGCGGCTGAAAGGCATGGACGTGGACAGTCTGTCGGGCTTCCTGCGCACCGTACTGAGCCAGGAACAGGCATGGCTGCAGCGCTACTTCGAGGCCTTCCCCATGTATGAGCGACGCTTCAGCTCGCTGGGCGGCGTGACCCATAGCCGGATCGCCCTGTGCCACGCACAGATCATGGCGGCGGCAAAGGCCACCCAGGTGTTCTTTCCGGACTGGACAGACCGTGACCTCGAGCAGCTGGCAAAGCACCTGGATGGGCGCGCCCTGGAACGCCAGCAGCGCATCAGCGCCGAGCACCCCATGGCCTCGCAGTTCTGGCAGATCTACCACTACCTCAACGAACAGGTGGTCACCATCACCGACGCCGAGGGCACCCGCGAGGAGATCCGCGAAACCCTCAACCACAGCGCCGAGAAAGGCCTGATCGCGATCAACCTCGAGCACTTCAACCAGGTCAGTCGCCAGGCGGGGCAGGAGTCCATCCCCACCTCGCAGCTGCGCCGCTACCTACCGCAGAGCCGCACCTACGCCTTCGTCGAGAGCCGGAAGATCTACTCCAGGATCGAACGGCGGGGGGTCAACTGCTGGATCTTCAAGCGTGCTGTGTAAGTGACTGATCTGTATGGGTTTATACGTGTGCGTGTGTGCGTGCGTAGGGATAGAGGGCGTTTCTGTGTACTCCCCCAATCTATCTGGAATTTCTGGAATGTTAAGGAATAGTCAATGAGTACAGTTACTTGCAAGGCCCTATCAAGCTTCATGCCACTGGAATGCGCTGGAATGTTTTTCATTCCAGAACATTCCAGTAAATCCGGAATTACTGGAATGCCCCGGAATCGCCCTGCAGGCCTAGTGCCGCGCGGCTTTTCGCCTTCTGCCAAATCTCCGACATTCCAGAACATTCCAGTAGCACTGGAATGTCAAAAAAATTACGCAGCCCAGCAACCACGCGGGTTCCAGCCGTGTCGGGTTTTCGACATTCCAGACATTCCAGACGTTTTGGGGGTCAACCCGCCGTTTTTCTTTTCCGGGCCTGCCCATGCCAGCGATTTCCACTGACGAAGCCCTGCTACGCGACTGCCTGGCGCTCGACATGCTGAGCCGCTGGACGCCTCGGCAGATCCGCGAATGGCTCGCTGACCCGACTTTCCCCGACGAGTACCGCGAAGACATGCGCCGCCGCCTGAACCAACTGAGAGAGGAGTACCGCAACGATGAATAGCCAACGCCTGATACCGATGATCACGGGCGAACAGCTCGCCGCAGCATCCACGGCCATGGGCCCGCTGATGCCGACCGGCACCGACCCCTACTTTGCCGCTTGGAAGAAGGGTGCCGAGCTGATCGGTGGCGAAGCGTTCCCATTTGCCCAGGACGGCATTAATGCCTGGGCTGACGCCCAGCTGGGCGCCCTGCCCGCGCTGCTGAAAACCCTGAACAGCCTCGACCTGCCGCGGCGCGCCCTGCTGCTGACGATGATCAGCCTGGAGCGCCCCGAGCAAGCCCACTGGATCACCCGCGAACTTGGCATGCACTACGGCCACCTGAGCGCCGGCGTGCTGGGCGACGACGTGTTCGCCGCCACCTTCGACCTACTCCGCACCCACCAATGAAAGGAGCAACACCATGACCAAGCAAACTCAGACCCCCACCGCCAAGCCGATGAGCAAGCTGCTGGATTCCATGCACCTTCTCGAGCGTTTCCACGAAGAGGTCGTCGATGCCGAGCAGCGTCTGGCAGACGCAAAACGGTCCTTCGACGAACAGGTGGCCCATCTCAATACCGCCTACACCGCAGCCTGCAATCGCGCCATCGAGCTGGGTGAGAAGAACTTCCCCGAGGAGTTCGCGCTCCGCGGCATGACCGTCACCTTTGACGACGAGGGCGGCTGCTCTGTCGAGCGTCGCGCGATTGTCGAGCCGTATGAGCTGCTGGGCTGGGCCAAGAAAGCGGGCGAGGAATAAGCGCCATGCGACTGACCTACTGCGCCAACGGCGTGTCCGGCCACATCGAATTGCCGATCGCCTGCATCGATGTGATGACAGCCGAATCGCTGGCCGAGCTGGCCGCGAGCTGCCACTGGCGCGACCACCACCCGACCGCGCTGCCAGGCGAGCTGACGCGGGTCCACCTGCAGGACCTGGACGGCAAGGAATTGGGAATGTTCGAAGTGCGGCGCGAGATGCGCCCGGTATTCACGGCCAGCGCCCTACCGGGGCGGGGCTGAAAAGAAGGGTGTCGAGGAGCTGCAACTCCCCGACACCTACCACCAGCAAAGGAGCAACACCATGCAAGCACAACACCCAAGCGGCAGCGGAGCAAAGGCTACCACAGCGCCCCGCCACCTATTGGTGACCGCCACATCCATCGTCGGCGAGGCGCTGGTCCGCTACCAGGTGCAGAAAACCGCCGAGGCGCGCATCCGCCTGGAAAGCGTAGCCGACATGGCCCACCGGCTCGGCGAACTCAGCCCGGCCGACGCCGCGGTGATCACCAAGCTGCTCGCCCAACCCTGCGCCGCGCCCCGTGCCGCTGCGCCTACTTTGAATTGAGGTGCCCCATGCAAAACACGAAACCGCTGGACGACCTGGAACTGTACGAGCTGATAGTTGCGGCCTACCCCGAGAAATTCGCCGCCCGTGAAAGAGCTGGCGACGATATCTGGGACGAAGTGATGGAGTTCATCGAGTGCGAGCTGTGCGGCGACCAGCTCGAGGACTGGCAAGGGCTTGCACGTTTCCTGGGTCGTATCGTCATGCTCACCATGCCGATGGCGAGTGCGATCACCGGGGAAGCACGGCACTGCCTTGGCCCCATTGAAACCAACAACGGCCAGCACTTCATGATGGCTGCGGTCGTCCGTGACGTTGCCAGCTCGGCCGGAGAGGTGGCCCATGGTTGAAATCCGCACCCGCTTCACCGGCATGACCTACATGGCCACCGTGCGCGGCGAGAAGCACACTGCGAGCTGCACCATCGATGCCCGCCACGCTGCCGAGGCGCTGGCCCGGAAGCTGAGCTTGGCGCCCGGCCTGCTCCAGGAACAACCCGACCTGCTCAACCCGCGCGAGCGCACCACCTTCACCCACCCGGGTGATCTGCTCGAGGAGGTGGCCAATGACTGACGCCGCCGTCCCGGTGCTCGAGGAGGCACCCGAGAATCTCTGCAATGAGCGCGACGAGCTGCCCAGCGTGCAGAAGCGCAATCGCGACAAGCACGGCCGGCTGCTCTCGGTATGGGAGCAACTGGACCTGGAGCGCACCGGCAGCAACGCGCCGATGTGCATGTGAGGAGAACGCCATGCTGATCGATGGACAACTGATCGCAGTACCCGAGGCGCAGCAGCGACAGGCGCGTGAGCAGCTGGATCTGCCATCCGGCTTTGCGCTGGTGGAGGCAACCCAGCTGCTGCAACACGAAACCGGCAACGGCGTGGTGCAGATTCCGCTGCCCGCCGGCCTGTTCGTGGCGGCATTCGAGGACCTGAACGGCCAGCGCCGCTATGGTGTGGTCACGCTGGAGGTCCGCCTAACCTGAAAACGAGGCGACACGCAGCAACAGAAAGAGCGCTCCGGCGCTCTTTTTTGTGCCCGAAGAAAGAAAGTAAGAAAGTAAGTAAATAAGTAACTATGTAAATACTTAAATACGGATCAAGGCAGCACAGGACCAAAAGCGCTTTTGTGCTTTTGCCCTTTTGTACATTTAACGAAATGACGCAATGACGAAACCTTCAATTAACGCAATAACAAATTCGCCGGCATTGACCAACCAGAATCAGGAAAGACGAATTCTAGCCACCAATCCTGACAGAGCCCGTAGCGCGGGCCTCCTAGCACGGTTTCGGCTGTGTCATCAGCCCTGCTGATAAATATTTTTCGTGGCGACACTGGAATTAGAAAGTGCTTGACGCTGCAAAAAACAACTACCTAGAATCCGTCGCACTTGAAGTCTGCCGGACAAGGGGATGCAACATGCAGAGCAAGAAGAAGTCGCTGTTAGAGCTGCGGGAAGAACTGCAAGAGTGCGGGTATTCGCTATCACTGGTTGTCGATATATCAACTTCGGATATCGAACTATCCGAGGGCGGCCGGCTTGGCTTCGTGGAATTCGGCATGGCAAGCGTGCGCCGGCTGTACGCGGCCGTTGAGAAACTGGGCGATTACGCCGAGGGCAGCCTGCCCAGCTGATCGAACAGGTCCTTCTGCTGAGCGCGGGTCAGATCACGCAAGCGGTCGAATAGCAGACGGTCGACCGCCTTGGCCGAAGGGCTGAGGGTGTGGGAGAAGGTCAGATTGGCCACCCAGCTGTGGCCGCAATGGGGTTCCAGGCACTGGCAGTACAGCCGGGCGAACTCACGGGACAGTTCATCACGCGACGCGATGCGCCCTTTCCCGCCACACTCCTTGCAGTAGACCCGCATAGCGCCCTCCCCAGGGTTCCGTTCTAGGAACCTATTCTGCCAGCTTCCCCACTATCTGTAGTGTTTTTCTGACGCCAAAACACAACATCATGGCAATTCGCCTGATAGAGCCGGACACAATCAGCCCCCCGCCGGCTCGTTCCAGGCCACCCGCCGGTCGGCGCGCAGCGTGGCGTTGATTTGCAGGAACAGCATGGCGATCGGGCGAATCTCGTTGTTGGTGAACACGCGGTCGATCTTCTCAATGTCGCCGAAGCCGCTCGAGTTCTCCGGCATGATTCCGGCCAGCGCCGGGTTCATTCGGTGCGCGGCGATCACGTCCGCCCGGGTGATGTTCTTGATCCGCTCGAACTCGTCTTTGGTGGCCACGTCCCCCACCGGAATGATCTGAATCGCCTTTTCGGTGCCGCCCGGGATGTTGACGAACATCGAGCGGAAGTTGCCCACCCCTTTGCTGCCCGCGATCTGCGCCTGCAGGGCTTTCTCGTCGTCCTCCGAGAGGTCCGGATCGTTGGTGTAGAAGATGAAGCCCGCATGCGCGCCGTTGTTGTAGTAGCGCCGCCGGAACAGCGTGGCGCTCTCGTTGAGCAACAGCGAGTGCATACCGCCCAGGTAATCGGGCACGCCGTAGACGTTCTGCTCGACGTCGTAATCCATCACGTGCTCCACCTCGTCTTCCTCGAAGTGCAGTTCCTGCCCCTTGGGCAGCAGCATCACGAAGCCCCCGCTGACCTTGCGCCGCATGTTGATTGCCGGCAGGTGCTGCAGCTCGAGCACCTGGCCGATGATGTTGCGCATGCGCTGGAAGTAGGCCTCGCCGAAGACGATGAAATCGAGCGCCGCGCGCCCCATGGTCTGCGCGCTGCAACCGGCCGAGGGGCGGAAGTCACGCAACAGCAGGTTGCGCTTGAACTTCGGAATGGCGCCGTGGTGGGCGTTGGCGCGCAGCAGCTTGGCCAGCCCGGTGCGCGACACCGGCGGCGTGTACAGGCGCCCGTCGTCGCTGGCGAACACGCCCAGGTACTGGCCCATGTTTTCGGCCAGCACCGATTCGGGCGCGCCGAACGAGAACGCCTTGGGCGCCCGGTTGGTTGCTTGTTGCTGCTGCGGTTTGCGCTTTGCCATGGCTGACCTGTTCGAGTGATGACCAGCGGCTGCGCCGCCGTTTGTTGGTGTTGAGGGGTTCATGGGCCAGCGCGTGCATGATCGCCCAGGCGATATCGGCGTGGCCGGTGGCGTCGGTGCGCGAGGCGCTGTAGGTGATCTGGCCGCTGGCAGTGGCGCCGCGCTTGATCGTCAGGAACGCCGCGGCGATGTCGTTCCAGCCGGCGTCCCATTCGATGCGGCTGCCCTGAACGGTGTCCTGCGCCTTGAGCACCAGGGCATTCTTCGTCTCCAGGCTGTAGTGGATCGGCGTGGCCCGCGGGAAGAAGTCGCGCACCAGGTCGAACACCCCATAGCCCACCCCGGTGATGTCGATGCCGATGTGCACGACGTTGAAGCGCTCGGTGAGCTTCTTGACCTGGCCGGCCTGGTAGGTGAACGAGTGCCCCCGCCAGCTGTGCTTCTCCAGGATGCGGAACTTGCCGCCGGCTTCCAGCGGTGGCGCGACCACCACGCAGGTGGCGTCGTCGCGGGTGCGGCTGGGGTCATAACCGAGCCAGACCGGGCTGTTGCCGAATGGGCGCGGGGCGTTCGGGTCGGGGTCGTAGTCGGCCCACAGGCTCTGGTCGGAGTAACAGCGCTCGAGGTCGGCCAGGCTGAAAACGCTCTGCGTGCTGTCGATGAATTTGCACATGTAGAGCTGATCGAAGCGGTCTTCGTCGTTCTCCAGGCGCAGGCGATCGATATCGAAGAGATCGCAGCCGCCGGCCACGGCGTCCTCGATGGTGATGATCTTGCGCCACTGGCCGTCCGGACAGAGCGCGCCCTGGTGGATGGCCGCTTCGCTGGGCCACTCCTGCCCGAGCTTTTTGCCGCGCTTGCTGTTGCGGAACTCCTCGCCAGTCCAGAACGGGTAGGCCTGATGGGTGACGGCGCTGGGCGTGGAAAAGTAGGTTTTTCGCCACTTTTTGTGGGTAGCCATCGCCCCGGCGAGGCTGTTCAGCTTCTCGAAGTCGCGGATCCAGAAGTACTCGTCGATGTAGACGTGCCCGTGGTGACCCTGGGCGGTGCTGCTGTTGGTGCTGAGAAAGCGCAGCTCGGCCCAGGGCTTGCCGTCGCGGCTGAGCACAATCGGGTTGCCGGTGAGCTGGATGCCGAACCACTCGGCAGCGAAGGCGATGATGTAGCTGCGGAAGATCTCCGACTGGGCCCGACTGGCCGAGAGAAACATCTGGTTGTCGCCGGTCAGCACCGCATCCATGAAGGCTTCGGCAGCGAAGTAGTAGGTCAGGCCCACCTGCCGGCTTTTCAGCACATTGCGGATGCGGCAGGTCAGCGGGTTCTGTTTGGCGGCGAACAGCTCTTGCTGGTAGCCGAACATGTTGGCCGTGAACTTCTCCAGGAAGTCGACTTCGGAGAGGCCGGTGACGTCGTTCTTCGGCTTCTTCTCCCGCCGTTCACCTTTGCCGCCCCGCCGCTGTTGGCGCTCACCCTGTTGCTCCCTGCCCTCGCTCCGCTCCCGCGGCGCGTCGTGGGCCGACTGCTGCGGCTTGGCGCATTGCTTCAGCAGGCGTTCGCGCACGGTGGTGAGGCGGTCCAGCTCGTCCAGCTCGCCCTTGGCCAGCGTGCCGGGCTTCTCCAGCAGCAGGGTGATACGCCGGCTGACGGCGGTCAGCGGTTCCTCGTCCGTCAGCATCTCGTCCCAGCCGCCCTTGGCGATCCAGTAGTAGACGATCCGGACGTTGGGCAAGCCGAGCTCGGCCTGTATTTCGCGCGGCTTGGCGCGGCGCAGGTACAGACGCTTGGCGGTTTCTTTGATCTCGATGGAGTAAGGCATGCGCCGCAGTCTATGCGGCGAAAAAGAGGCAAACGCGCAGATAAATTGCGAGCAATTCCTAGATTTAGCAGCTAGGAACGGGGCGAAAGCAAAGCGTTTGAGGGGTACATGGGCGGTGCCTATGGTGGCGGCATCTGAACCCCGACAGAGCCGAAAAGTTCATGCCCCGCTCCCTTGTTACCGACTGGAAACGCGTCGCCACCAGCGGCAAAACCGCCGACGGCCGCACGATCGAGGCGCAGGATCTGCGCGACATGGCCGAGGCCTACGACCCAGCGCTGTACACCGCGACGATCTGGTACGAGCACATCCGGTATGTGGGCAGCTTCGGCACCGTCACCGAGCTGAAGGCAGAAGACCTGGAGGACGGCAAGGTCGCTCTGTTCGCCAAGCTGCAGCCCAACGACCGGCTGCTTGCGCTGAACAAGGAAGCCCAGAAGCTGTTCACCAGCATCGAGATCCAGCCCGAGTTCGCCGACACCGGCAAAGCCTACCTTGCCGGCCTGGCCGTCACGGACGAACCCGCCAGTCTGGGCACCGAGCCCCTGCACTTCTCCCGCCGCGCGGAGAAGGGCAACTACTTCGCCAACCTCGAGCCGCTGGGCGAGCTGATCGCCGCGCCCGACACGGACGAAGCCGCCGCCCTTTCCTTCTTCACCCGTCTGTTCAACGCCCTCGGCAAGGGCGGTCCCGAATCCCCCGCAACCCCCAAAGACGAGAGCACCCCAATGGATCCGAAAACCGTGCAGGCCTTCGCCGCCGCGGTGGACAAGCTCGGCACCGTGGCCACCAGCCTGGAAACGAGCGCTGCCACCTTTGCCGCCAAGCCCACCGAGCCCGAGAAGCCCGCCGTCACCGAGCCGGAAGCCGGCAAGGACGGCGACAAGGCCACCGGTATCACCGCCGAGCAGTTCAACAGCCTGAAAACCTCGCTGGATGACCTGACCGAGAAATTCAACACCGCGCTGAACCAGGGCAAGGGCAAAGACGTGCCCAACACCACTGGCGCGGCCGACGACAACCAAGAGGCCGTGTACTGATATGAGCCTGAGCCAAGCAGCCCGCCTGAAATTCAGCGCCCTCGCCGTTGCGATCGCCACCACCTATGGCGTGGAAACGGTGCGCGAAGAATTCAACGTCACGCCGACCCACGCGCAGACGCTGAACGACAAGATCACCCACAGCTCGACCTTCCTGTCCCGGATCAACGTGATCCCGGTCAGCGAGATCAAGGGCGAGAAAGTGATGCTGGGTACCAGCGGCACGGTGACCGGCCGTACCGACACCAGCAACGCCGACCGCGTCGCTCGCAACGTGCTGGGCCTGGACGGCCAAGGCTACGAGCTGTTCGAAACCCACAGCGACGTGGCGCTGAAGTACGCCAGCATCGACGCCTGGGCCAAGTTCCCGAACTTCCCGCAGCGCTATTCCGCCGCGGTGCAGAAGCAGATCGCGCTCGACCGCATCATGATCGGCTGGAACGGGACCAGCGCCGCCGCCACCACTGACCGCGTAGCCAACCCGCTGCTCCAGGACGTGAACAAGGGCTGGCTGCAGATCGCCCGCGAGCAGGCGCCGGAGCAGGTGCTGGCCCAAGGCGCCAAGGTGGCCGGAAAGATCCAGATCGGCGCGACCGGCGACTACGCCAACCTCGACGCCCTGGTGCACGACGTGTCCCTGATGATCGACGAGGAGTTCCGCGACGGCGGCGACCTGATCGCCATCGTCGGCCGCGAGCTGCTCGCCCACGACAAGGCCAAGCTGTACGCCGCCCAGGGCGACACCCCGACCGAGAAAGAACGCATCGAGATGGCCCAGGTGATCGCCACCTACGGCGGTCTGCCGACTTTCACCTGCCCGCACTTCCCGAGCCGCGGCGTGGTGGTCACCAGCTGGGACAACCTGTCCATCTACTTCCAGGACACCAGCTGGCGCCGGCACATCCAGGAGAACCCCAAGCGCTCCCAGGTTGAGGATTACAACAGCCGCAACGAGGGCTACGTGATCGAGCAGCTGGGCAAGTTCGCGGCCATCGAGTCCGCCAACGTGGAGTTCGTCTGACATGAGCCTGGCCCTAGCCCATAAGCGCCGCGTGCGCGAACAGGGTGCGGCAGCAGCGGCCACCGGTGCGCGGGCTTACACGCCCGCCACCGCCCTGGCCGGACCTGCCAACGCCCAGAAGCACCTGGCCCTGATGACCACCGCGTTGGATGCGGACCTGGAGCGCATCAGTGCCATCAACAGCCGCGAGGCACGCCAGGCACTCAAGCGCGACGAGCTGCTGCCCAAGTACCTGGACTACGTGCAGCGCTACCGCGAGTCGGGCCTGAACCACCCGAACCCGGTGCTGATGCAGGTGCTGGTCTGGCTGTTCGACACGGCGCAGTTCGAAGCCGGCATTGAGCTTGCCGACTTCGCGATTGGGCAGGGCCAGCAGCTGCCGGAACGCTTCAAGCGTGACGTGCAGACCTTCGTCGCCGACGAGCTGATCGACTGGGCCGAGGCCGAGCACAAGGCCGGCCGCAGCCCGGAACCCTACGTGTCGCAGCTGCTGCCGCGTGTGGATGGCAACTGGGACGGCTTCAAGCAAGGCGGCGAATCCGAGCGCCCCTCCCCCTGGCAGCTGTTCGAGCGCATCCCGGCCCGATACCACAAGTTGCTCGGCGTGCTGGCCATGGACCGTAAGGACTGGGGCGCGGCTGTTGAGCACCTGAATCGTGCCACCGAGCTTTACCCGGAAATCGGCGTGAAAACGCGCCTTGAAGGTGCCGAGAAGGCGCTGCGCAAGCAGCAGACCGAAACCGGTACCGCGTAACCAGCTACCCCCCCAGCGGGGCCTGCCCAGGTGTTCCGGCTTTGAGCCAGTACCACCCGACGCAGTCACCCCGCCCTATTCGAGCGGCCAGCGATGAGCTTTTCAGGTAAACCGACCACCCTGGTGGACCAGGCGATAGAGAACGACGGCTTCTGGCCGGATCTCTCCGTCGCCGAGTTCCAGAAGGGCTACCGCCTGCCGGCGGAGTACCTGAGCGAGCTGCTGGCCGAGGGCATCGCCTTCGCCATGGGCGAAGTGAACGTCGACCTGGCCAAGCGCAAAGCGGATTGGCAGGCGGCGGGTGTCACCAGCGTGGAAAGTGCGGACCCTATGGTGCTGCCGGAGCGCACATTTCACGTAGCGACGTACAAGCGCGCCGTGTACTGCCGCGCCAAGGCCTACCTGCTGCAGCAGTTCGCCACGGTGAACCGCCGCGAGTCGGCCGAGAACATCGCCAAGGAATCACCCGCCACCGAAGACCAGTTCCTCGCCTTCAGCCAACAGGCCGTGCGCCTGCTGCAGGGCCGTGGCCGGATTACGGCGGTGCTGCTGTGAACAAGCTCCGCGCCCTGACCACCTTTCTGCTCGAGCGCCGTTTGGTCGCTCCGGAACAGCTCGACAGCTGGGCCGAGCAGGTCACGCTCAACCTCACCTGGAAGCCCGACCTGGACGGCCTGCACCTGGGCGACATGCGCTACCGCGCGGTGATCGTGATGGAACGCTTCGCCGACCACCCGGGCCGGCTGATGGCCCTGCTCGGCAGCTGGCTGGAGAACCACGACCCCGACCGGGACGACGATTTGCCGGCGCCGACCTTCGACATCGAGCAGCTGGACAACGACCTGGCCGACGTTGAGCTGACCCTGGAATTCGTCGAACCGCAGTACCTGGCCGAAGCCGATGACGGCGAGATCGAGGCCTTCGGCAAGCGCTGGGCCTTCGTCCCGTTCGACCTGTGGATTGCGGAGCACGGGGAGGTGGCCAGTGGCAGCCAGTAACCCGTTCAACCTGGACGTGCGCGGCCAGCTCGACGTGGCCGCCCAGCTCGCGCTGCTGGACCTGCCGCCCAAGCTGCGCCGCCGGCTGATGAACCGCACCGCCCTGCGCATTCGTACCGGGTGGCGCAAGCGCGTCCGTGAACAGGCCGACCTGCACGGCAGCGCCTTTGCTCCCCGCGCTCGCAAACGCAAGAAAGGCCAGAAGCCAAAGATGCTGACCGGCCTGGCCACCGGACTATCCGTGGTGCGCCTGACAGAGGACGCCGCCGAGCTGGGCTGGGGCAAGCGCAAGACCGCGATGATCGCCGGTATCCACAACGCTGGGATGGTGCAGCGCCGCACCGCCGGCCAGATGCGCGCCTTCAGCCGGGTCACCCCGCTGATGGCGACCGCCGAGCAGGCCAAGCGCCTGCGCCGGCTCGGTTTCAAGATCCGCGCCGGCAAGACCAAGCGCGGCGGCCAGCGCTGGCTGCGGCCGTCCTCGGACTGGATCGTCCAGAACATCAAGTACAGCCAGGCGGGCCTGCTGATTCGCCTGCTCAAGCAAGAGAAACCCGGCCCCACCAGTTGGGAGATCGAGCTGCCCAAGCGCGAGTTCTTCGGCGTGGCCAACCAGCAGGAAGTCAACGAGCTGATCGCCTACCTGCTCCCGCAAATCCTTAACTCACCCCGCTAGCGAGGCACTGCATGGCACTCGGCAAAGTCAGCGTCAACAATCTCAACCTCGGCCAGGGTGCCGTGACCGAGATCGAGCGCTATTTCCTTTTCATCGGCCCAGCCGCGGCGAACGTCGGCGAGCTGATCCCCCTGAACACCCAGAGCGATCTGGACGCGGCCCTCGGCGTTGCCGACAGCGACCTGAAACGCCAGGTGACCGCGGCGCGCCTGAACGGCGGCGACCGCTGGGCCTGCCTGGCCGCGCCGATCGACGCGGTAGCCGGCAGCTGGCAGGACGCCCTGGAGTACTCCCAGCAGCAGGGTTTCTCGGTCGAGGCGGTGGTGATCACCTCGCCGGTGACCAGCGGCGCCGAGCTGAGCGCGATGCACGACGCCGCGGTGATGCTGAACAACACCTACGGCCGTCGTGTGTTCGTGATGGCGGCAAGCGCCGGTTGCGATCCGGACCTGCAGACCTGGAACCAGTACCTGATCGAGCAGCGCGCCATCGTCCAGGACCTGGCGGCGCCGCGCGTGCTGGTGGTACCGCAGCTGCACGGCAACGACCTGGGCGTGCTGGCCGGGCGCCTGGCCAACGCCGCAGTGAGCATCGCCGACAGCCCCATGCGCGTGGCCACAGGCGCCGTGCTGGGCCTGGGCGAAACGCCGGTGGACGTCGACGGCATCCCGCTGCCCTCGGCCATCCGCGCCGAGCTGGACAGCGCCCGTTTCAGCGTGTCGCAGACCTACCCCGACTACCCGGGCGTGTTCTGGGGCGACGGCAACATGCTCGACGCGCCGGGCAGCGACTTTCAGGTGGTGGAGTACCTGCGCCTGGCGGACAAGGCCGCGCGCCGGGTGCGCATCCTGCTGATCCAGCGGGTCGCCGACCGCCGCCTGAACAGCACCCCCAATTCCATGGCCGCGGCCACCAGCGCGCTGATGGCGCCCCTGCGCGCCATGTCGCGTTCGGTGCAGTTCGCCGGCCAGGTGTTCCCGGGCGAGATCGAGCCGCCGAAAGACGGCGACATCGTGCTGGTCTGGCAGAGCAAAACCAAGGTCGAGGCCTACCTGAAGCTCAAGCCCTACAACTGCCCGAAAGACCTCACGGCGAACATCGCCCTAGACCTTTCCAACGACGATTCGGAGTAAGCCCGCATGGCACGTATCGGTGGCAAAAACTTCGACGTGAACCTGGGCGACCTGCTGGTTCACGTTGAAACCTGCACCCTGGACATCACCGACAACACGGCGGTGGCACAGGACAAAGGCGTGCCCAACGGGCACGTGGACGGCGACGTATCCGCCAGCGGTGAGATGGAATTCGACACCGCCAACTTCAGCCTGCTGATCGAGGCTGCGAAGCGGGCCGGCAGCTTCCGCCAGCTCGATCCGTTCGACACGGTGTTCTTCGCCAAGGCCGGCGACGAGGAGCTGCGCGTGGAGGCCTTCGGCTGCAAGTTGAAGGTATCCAGCCTGCTGAACATCGACCCCAAGGGCGGCGAGAAGAGCAAGCACAAGGTGCCCTTCGACGTCACCAGCCCGGACTTCATCCGCATCAACGGCGTGCCGTACCTCGCCGCTGAAGAGATCGAGGGCCTGCGCTGATGGCGGACTGGGTCGATCGCGCGGTTGACCGCGAAGAACGGGAGCTGGAGCGCGCCCTGGCCGCCCAGCTGGCCCGCTCACCGAACGGCCCGAGCCTGCACCACTGCCAGGACTGCGACGAGGAGATCCCCGCCAAGCGCCGCGCGCTGGGCGGGGTGACCCGCTGCACCCCGTGCCAAACCCTTTTCGAGAAGCGAGCCACCCGATGAGCAAGAGCCCCTGGCTGAACTTCAGCTACGCCGAGCTGCGCTGCAAATGCGGCCGCTGCGGCAGCGACGGCACCGAGATGGACCCTGCCTTCATGGATGCGGTGCAGCAGCTGCGCACGCTGTACGGCCAGCCGCTGGTGATCAGCAGCGCCTACCGCTGCCGCCAGCACCCGGTGGAGGCCCGCAAGACCAAACCCGGCGCGCACAGCACAGGTGCGGCGCTGGACATCGCCTGCAGCGGTGCGGCGGCGGTTTCCATCCTGCGCCTGGCCATGACGCTGCCCTTCACCGGCATCGGCATTCAGCAGAAGGGCAGCGGGCGGTTCATTCACCTGGACATGGCGCCGGCCGAGCAGCTGCCCCGCCCGATGATCTGGAGCTACTGACCATGAAGTACTCGTTCAATACCCAGCTGTTGGCCTGCGCGCTCGCCCTGGTCACCACCCTCGGCATTGCCGCCTGCGCGGGTAGCAACCCGGTGGCGACCGCCGCCGGCACGCTGGTGAGCCGCTACTGCGCGGCGCCGGAGATCGGCCGCAGCGTGCTGCGCGAGGCGATCGCCACCAGCACGGCGCCGAACCGGATCCGCGTGGAGTGCGCCGCCGATGCCTTTTGAAAGCGACCTGGAGCTGCGCCACGTGCCCGGCGACGCACTGTGGAAGGTGGTCAAGCCGCTGCAGTACCGCACCGCCGACCAACGCCGCGTGATCGTGCCGGTGGGTTACCGCACGGACCTGGCCAGCGTGCCGCGCCTGGCCTGGCGCATCGTGCCCCGCGACCACGTGCAGGCTCGCCGGCCGGCCGTGGTGCACGACTTCATCTACACGAACCTGACCCACCGCTTCACCAAGCGCGAGGCGGACAGGATCTTCCACGCCGCCCTCCTCGAGGAAGGCATGAACAAGGCCCTCGCCTGGCTGATGCACGCCGCGGTGCGCATCGGCGGGCGTGGCAACTGGAGCGCCTGACATGGGCCTGCTGGAGAACCTGATGAACCTGCTGCCGGAGCTGCTGCTGACCGCCGTGATCGGCTTCCAGGCACATCTGTTCCGGCAGGTGAGCGAGGCGCGACGCGAGCACCTGGAGCTGCGCGTGGAGATCGCCCAGAACTACCCGAAAACCACCGATTTCGAGCGTGCCATGGACAAGCTGGAAAGCAACCTGCGCGCCCACATCGAAGCCCTTATGAGGAACAGAGCATGACCGCACAACGCCAGATCGTGATCACCATCGGCTCCGCCGACTTCACGTTCAACCTGTCCGCCCAGGACGTGACGAAGTACTTCAACGCGCTGACCCCGAGCAACAAGGTCGCCCCCGGCCACAACCTGCTGACCACCACCGTGCAGGCCGACCAAAAGGACGCGCTGCGCCCGCTGCTGGGCAACCCGGTGCTGACCATGCAGGTGGCCGGCACGCTGCTCGAGGAATACAGCCCGGACGTTGAGGTGGCCGTAAAAAAGCCCTGCACCGAGCCGAGCGACTGACCGAAGACGGCCTGGGCCAGCTGATGGCCCTGGCTGAACGCTGGCTACCTGGCGCGGCGCCCACCCCCGAGAACATGGGCACCGCCAAGTGGCTGGAGGACGAGTACTGGAGACGCATGGAGATCGCCGTAGCGAACGGCATTGCCCATGCGTTGAATGGTTAGGTGATCGATGGCTACGAACAGCGCCGCCCTGAACTTCATCCTGAAGCTGACCGACCAGGTCAGCGCCCCGCTGGGCAAGGTAAAGATGGGCTTCAACGAGCTGGCCGAGAAAGGTCAGGACAACATCCGGCAGATGGGCTTCGGCCTGGCCGGCATGGTGGGCGCTGGGCTGGCCATCAACGAATCGCTGCAGCCGGCGCTGGAGATGAACCGCGCCCTGGGCGAGGTGAAGTCCCTCGGCGTGGCCGAGGATGCGCTGCAGCGGCTGAACGACAAGGCGCTGGAATTCTCCGTGGCCTACGGCGCGAACGCCCGCGACTTCGTGGCCTCGGCCTATGACATCCAGTCGGCGATCGCCGGGCTCACCGGCGAGCAGCTGTCCTCGTTCACCAACGCGAGCAACCTGCTGGCCAAGGCGACCAAAGCCGACGCCGGCACGATCACCAGCTACGTCGGCACCATGTACGGCATCTTCAAGAACCAGGCCGATGCCATGGGCAAAGCCGAGTGGGTGGAGAACCTGACCGGCCAGACGGCGCTAGCCGTGCAGATGTTCAAGACCACCGGCAAAGACATGAGCGACGCGTTCACGTCGATCGGTGCCAGTGCGACGTCCGCCGGCATTGGCCTGTCCGAGCAGGTGGCCATCCTCGGCACGCTGCAGGCGACCATGGGCGGCGCCGAGGCTGGCACCAAGTACAAGGCCTTCCTCTCTGGCGTCGGCGGCGCTCAGGAGAAGCTGGGCCTGTCGTTCACGGACAGCCAGGGCCGGATGCTGCCGATGCTGCAGATCCTGGACAAGCTCAAGGGCAAGTTCGGCGACACGCTGGACGTGGCCGAATCCGACGCGCTGAAAAAGGCGTTCGGCTCCGACGAGGCCGTGGGCCTGATCAAGCTGCTGATGACCGACACCACGGGCCTGGCCAACAGCATGGAGCAGCTTGGCAACGTGCACGGCCTCGAGCAGGCCGAGAAGATGGCCAAGGCCATGGTCGACCCCTGGCAGCAGTTCGGCGCCGCAGTGCAGGCGCTGCGCATTGCCTTCGGCCAGGCGCTAATCCCGCTGCTTACGCCTCTGATGGAGCGCCTGACTGCTATCGCGGGCACGCTGACCCGCTGGGCGGGCCTGTTCCCCAACATCACCAAGCTGCTCGGCATGTTGACGCTCGGGGTGCTTGGCGTAATCGCCGCCGTGGCGGGGCTGACCATCCTGAACGGCATCTTCGGAATGCTATCCATGCTGGCAAGCCCGATTGCCCTGATCGTCATCGGCCTCGCTGCGCTGGTGATTGGTGTCGGCGCGGCGATCTACTACTGGGATGACCTGAAGGCCGCATTCGGCGACACCGCGTGGTTCCAGGCCATCGTCGTGATGCTGACGCCGGTCGTGATGCTATTCCGCGTGTTCGGCGCGCTGCTGAACGTGCTGTGGGTCGGCTTGCAGCAGGTAGTCGCCTTCGGCATGCAGATGGTGGACTGGCTGGCTTCGCTGGAAGTGGTGACCACGGCGGCAAAGGCCATCTGGGACGTGTTCATCTGGGGACTGACCAACCTTTCCCCGTTCGCGCTGCTGGGGTCGGCTCTGAAGGGCCTGATCGCACTGCTGAACAAGATTCCAGGCATCAACATCGACACGACCTTCGGCGACATGCCGGCGGTGCCAAGCGTGCCCGGCGGCGAGGTGGTGATGACAGCTGCCGAGCAGGCGGAACGGGCACAGAAAGCCCAGGCCACGATCAACAACGCCATCCCGAGCCTTTCCCCGCAGCGCGCCACCGCGGTGCCGCCGGGCGGCCTGCTGACCAGCATTCAGAACACCAGCAACCAGGATAAGGGCACCCGGGTTGAGAAAGTCGAGATCCACACTGGCAAGGCGATGAGCCCGCTCGAGCTGGAAAACATGCTGGGCATGGCGGTGGGCGGATGAGCGACTACATCGACCTGCTGATCGCCGACAACGACCTGGTGCTGGACCTGTCCCGCCAGCCGCTGCTGGTGGACGACCGCGCGAGCATCGCCCAGGACATCGCCCACATGATCCGCGACAGC